TCCGTGCTTACGATTTTGTTTCTCAAGAACTGAGAGCAGCAGAAGATCCTGAGTTCGAGACGTTCTACACCAAGAACATTCTTCTCAATGAAGGTCTACGTAACTGGATGGCAACAGTGGATCAACCACATGAGAACTTTATCTTCCCTGAGGAAGTTCTTCCAAGAGGCAACGCTCTGTGAATCCTTTCTTTGTTATCATCTATTTTGTTTGCTTTGCCTTGATAGCAGGTGCTGCATTTGCTATGATGTGGTCCAACGTTCAATCGATTAATAAAGAAATGGATAAACCTAAACCCAAACCACGTCATCCAGAAGCACCTGCTCCTGGTGAAGAGGTCATGTATGTTGATGTATCAAGTATGAATAGCAAAGAATTCAATGATACAAAGAAATCACTTGAAGACCTTTACAATCAAGACGATCAATGATATAATCAGGGGGTCAAATGACCCTCTTTTTTATGGAAGAATTAGAAATATTTCCCACTAGAATTTACCAGGGTTACGATGAAAATCTCTCTGAGTATAGAGACAATCTTATGTTTCGTATCTCAGAACACTCTGTGAATCATGCATCTAATGCTGTGAGTAATGTTGGTGGGTTTCAATCTAATCCATTCCTCTATGATGTTCCCACCTTCAGAGAGTTTCATGATGTTCTCTGGAATGCAATCAGTCCATTCATAGATCAGATTGCTGTCAATATTGGTTCTCTTGGTAATGCTCCCAAGTTGACATTACACAACCTTTGGTATAATATAAACTATCCTGGTGCATACAACATAGAACATACACATCCACACGCTGTGTATTCAGGGGTATTTTGGATAAAAGTTCCAGAAAATTCTGGCAACCTTGTGATGTCTGACCCATGTAAGCATATTATTTACGGTACAGTTCCCACTGACTATGCATTTGTTCCAGAAGAAGGAAAGATAATTGTATTTCCTTCACATATACCCCACAGAGTTGAGGTAAATAACAGTACAGAGAATAGAATTTCTCTTTCATTCAACATCAACATGAGTTAAGATGGAAATCATTGCGTACACCTCTCCCAGTTGTTTTTATTGCGAACAACTACATCTTCTTCTAGATCGTATCGATACTTCTGATGAAGATGCACCATCAGTTACCATAGAGTACAGAATGGTTGATGATCTTGAAAAGAAAAAAGAGTTCCTAGAAGATAATCCAACAGCAACAGGTTACCCCCATGTTATTGTTGATGGTAAACCTATTGGTGGTTTGGTGGAGGTTGCAAAACTCCTGCTAGAATACGGATTGGTTACCTCTAAAAAGTTCGAGAAGAAAAATTGTTCTGACTGTTAAAAATGGAAGAACTTAAAATAAATAGAGGAATAGAGCTCATGCTTAGGGGGGCTAAAAAGAAGGAAGAAGAAGAAGAGAAACCTCCTTCAAAAGGTTTCTCGTTTACCAAATTTTTTACCCTGCTTAAGCGAAGAGTCTACTTCAACTTAGAACTTTGGTGGGACAAGGAAACAAATTAGTTCGGAGTTGAACCATGGCACAAGCAACAGTCCTGTATTTTTCAGCAACAGTTTCGTTTATTTTTCTCTGCGTAGGTGTTATTGCTGGATGGACCGTAAACGAAAAACTCCACGAGTTTATGTATGGATCACAGCAAGATAACGTACACCCAGAAATGTTAGACGGAGAAGGACAGTGGATCAACGAAGAACTTTTGTCAGTTCGCTTTGTTGATGAGGATGATTATGAGGACGACTAAATACACTTACGCTATCGATTAGGTTATGCAATTATTACTGAATGAAGTGCTGCAAAAAGTTAGCAACGCTAAGACAAAAGCACAAAAGATTAAACTGTTACAGCAATACAATTCACCAGCACTCAGATCTATTCTGATCGCGAACTTTGATGACAGTGTAGTCTCTATGCTTCCTGAAGGTGAAGTTCCTTATGAAAAGAATGATGTTCCAGAAGAGACAGAGCATACGAAACTAGTACATGAGTATCGTAAACTTTATCTCTTCTTCAAGGGAGGAGCAAATATCTCTCAGAATAGAAGAGAGATGCTCTTCATTCAACTCCTGGAGGGTCTCCACCAGGGCGAAGCAGAGGTTCTTACCCTGATGAAGGACAAGCAGATTGGTAAGCGTTGGAAGATCACCAAGCAGTGTGTGGAGGAAGCTTTCCCACAGATTAAGTGGGGAGGTCGTTCCTGATGGGGAAAGGATGTAAAATTATTCACCGTGATTGTGACCCGTCTATGTGTCAGGATCGATCCCTACCATATACTGCTTTCATGATTGAGTATAAAGAAGGTGGTATTTCAAAATATGATATCGCTTCTGGTCCTAAGCAAGTAGATATCTTTGATGACTACTGGGATAAATATCGTCATGATTTTGTTACTATGACACAAACAGAGGGTAGAGTTAATCCTAAACTCTGGAACGATCCAAAAGCTAAAAAGAAATGAGTGCAAATCAGAAAGGGAATTGGTGTGTTTGTTATCGCAAACTAGGTGTGCTTCCATATACTTGGAGCATCATGAAGTTGAAGCGTAGTGATGGTGTTCTTGTATCTGCAAAAACTTATTCAGAAGCAAGTAAGTTCAACAGATACAAAGAGGCATGGGATATTGCTAAAGAACTAATCACCACCAATCCACCCAAGTATGACGCACAAGTAAAAAGAATCTGTAAAGCGAAGGGAGATGCCTTCTACCTTTCAGGGAGTTAAACTGTATCGTATGTTACAGTTGTCAGACCATACATAATATGGTATAATTACCATACGTTCATCCGATGTTAGCAGTCTTGCTGGCATTGACCTTAGCCTCTCATAATGAGTCACCCTATGGGTGGCATATGTCCTGTGAAAGGTTTCTACAGAAACGAATTGAAATCCTTATGGATGACAATTTGGATCGTAGATCTAAATATAACTTGATAAGTTACTTTAGATCTAAGGTAGAAGGTCAATGCAATCAGACTCTAACTTAGGACGCAAGTAAGTCGCGGAACGGAGCGTTCATCCCATGGTAGAACTATTACTATACTCTGGTATGATGTGTGCTGATGCTGATGCAATAATCATCGGTATCAGAAAGAACAAATCAGAACTACCTCCAGCAATAGTGGTGGAGTTAGTGGAGACCGTAAAGGAATCTGTACCTGAGTGTGAGTTTTACTGGGACGCAAACGACTGAAGGAACGGGGCGAAAATCCCATTCTTTTAGGAGTCTACCAATGAATACACTTACTTTAATCAAAAAACAGATCAAGAAAGCAGCAGCACTGCATGACGCACAGATTACTCATACTTCATACCGTGGTGTAGAGTTTGAGTGCAAGCATGGAGTAGCTGACGAAGTGCATGGCACTTTCTGCTATCGCGGTCACACTTATAACAAGTGATCGCCATGTTAGCTCTACAAGTAGTTGGACTAACGTCCCTAGGTTGTGTGGCATTCATCGGCATGATTTATGGAGAACTCCTGTTGTTACACAGGGGGTAAGTAAATGCTGAAGGTCAGATTTGAATATGACCTTCCAGAATACGATCCATCAAAACACGATCCAGATAAAGTCTTCGGATTTTTAACTTATCGTGGCGTACATTATGCCAAGTGGATAGATCTAAAATCTAGAGCGGATAAGATCTGGAAGATCAAATGAGGGGTTGCGACCCCTCTTTTTTTATGCTACAATGCTGACATCTGTTATCTAAATATGGATAGAGAAAAACTAAAACTCATCGTCAAAAACCTCAAGTCTCTGACTAATGCGTTGGAGAGTGAAGTTTATTCTGACACTGATGCATACAAAATCCAGTTGCAACAGGGTGGACCAAAGTTCGGATTTAATTATGATGAAGGAGACGATGACGGATACCCAGACTGATTGGCGCTACAGTGACGAACGCATGGACGTAAGAACACAAGGACTAAACATTCTTCTGAAGAAATTTGGATCAGAGATCTGCTCTGATGGATCACCACGCTATAGCAACCAAAGCATCTATGAATGCATCCATGACTGGGTATCTCAAGGAAACATGAGAACCGATGGCATCGTTGCCTATTACAAAGCCTATTATGACCCGTCTAAAAGATCAAATTAGATTAGCAAAGAAAGCAATCAAAGAAGCAAAGAAAAATCCTCAGTTATACACAGAGGAAGAACTGTTGTATATGGCAATGGCACTTAAACGTGCTAAAATACAACTGAAAGTAAAACAACTACGACGCAAACAGGAGAAAGGATTTAGTAATGAATTCAGTGAAGTTGGTAACAGTAACTCCAGACGCAGAGAAGACGATGGGTTACGTGGCGAGAGTGTCGAACCCGAACAACCAGGAGAATCCTAAGGTTGCTGGTCTGCTAAAGTATTGTATCAAACACAACCACTGGTCTGTGTTCGAGCAGGCACACATGACACTTGAGATCGAGACCACTCGTGGCATCGCAGCTCAAATCCTGAGGCATCGTTCGTTTACATTCCAAGAGTTTTCCCAGCGGTATGCTGACAGTTCTATGTTGGCAGATGAAATCCCTTTGTTTGATCTTCGCAGTCAGGATACAAAGAACCGTCAGAACTCTATTGATGACGTTGATCCTTTCTTGAAGCAAGAACTTGAGATCACTCTCAAGCGACACTTCCAGAGTGGTATGGATATCTACAAGCACATGCTTGAGATGGGAATTGCAAAGGAGTGTGCAAGATTTGTGCTTCCCCTAGCAGTTCCCACCAGGATCTACATGACAGGATCAGTTCGGTCATGGATCCATTACATCGAATTGCGTTCCGCTAATGGTACGCAGAAAGAACACATGGATATTGCACTAGATGCAAGACGTGTGTTCGCAGAACAGTTCCCTATTTGTGCGGAGGCACTTGATTGGTTATGAAAACACTTACACTAGAAGACTATCAGAAAGCTGGAGAAAAGTTTTGGCCTAAGTATTGGTATATTGCTAAAGAACTTGGGGAGGATGCCAAACCTGAGCAAGTCCTCAAAGTTATGGAAGCGATTGGTGCTGTTGCTCTTAAGCAAGCACTAGAAGACAAGTTGTCTGGTCCATTCGGTTTCAATAAAAAGGAGAAAGAAGATGCCAACGTACCCAGTTAAAAATTTAAAGACTGGTGAAACTAAAGAGATGACTATGACAGTCGCTCAGTACACTGCTTGGAAAGAAGAGAACCCTGACTGGGATAAAGACTGGTCTAAAGGTTGCGCTAGTGCTGGTGAGACTGGTGACTGGCGTGATAAGATGGGTAAGTCACACCCTGGATGGGCTGACATCATGAAGAACAAGATCGTTCCCCAAGCAGCACTAGGAAACAACCGTAGTATCACTCAAAAATATCGTTACTGATTATGCCAGCAAGAAAGAAGACCGTGAAAGCACCAGGACAAGGCATGTCTGCCAAGCAGAAGAAACGCCGTAAGCCTATTGATGAGGCATACATGGTGCCAGTTGAACCTCTTACTCACAATCAACAGATCTTCTTTGATGAGTGGGACAAGGGTAAAATGATCTACGCCTATGGTGTAGCAGGCACAGGTAAAACCTTTGTGGCACTCTACAAGGCACTCAAAGATGTGCTGAATGAGTACACACCATATGAAAAGATCTATATCGTTCGCTCTCTGGTTGCTACTAGAGAGATTGGTTTCCTACCAGGAGACCACGAGGATAAGTCTTCTCTCTATCAGATTCCTTACAAGAACATGGTACAATCTATGTTCGAGATGCCTGATGATGCATCGTATGAAATGCTCTACGATAATCTCAAAGCACAAGAAACTGTATCGTTTTGGAGCACCAGTTTCATCCGTGGTACTACATTAGATAACTCTATTGTTATCATTGATGAGTGTCAGAACTTGAACTTCCACGAACTTGATTCAATCATCACTCGTGTGGGACAGGATAGTAAGATTGTGTTCTGTGGTGACGCAGCACAGACTGATCTCCAGAAGATCTCTGAACGCTCAGGTATTCTGGACTTCCAACGTATTCTCCAGAACATGGAAGAGTTCTCGCTAATTGAGTTTGGCATTGAGGATATCGTTCGTTCTGGTATTGTCAAGTCTTACCTCATCAATAAAATTAATCTTGGTCTATGATGTTGTTTAATCATGTGGGACTAGATCCTATCGAAATGTCTGCTGAGATGGTGGATGGCAAACGTGTATACCTAACACCAACAGGAGATAAGTTTCCGTCTGTCACCACTGTGATTAGTAACAACAAAGAAAAGAAAGCGGGCATTGCTAGGTGGCGAGCCCGCGTAGGTGAGGAGAAAGCAAACAACGTCTCCAAGAGATCCACTAATAGAGGTACAAAGTATCACTCCATTGTTGAGGACTACTTCAACAACAATCTTGACCTGAAGAAGTACAAAGAACATCCGCTCCCTGTCTTGATGTTCCAGCACAGTCGCTCTGTTTTGGACCGTATAAATAATATTTACTTACAGGAAGCGGCGCTCTACTCTAAACATTTAGAGATCGCAGGGCGCGTCGATTGTATTGCTGAGTTCGACGGAGTGCTGTCTATCATTGACTTTAAGACAGCAGCAGAACCCAAGCGTGAGAAATATCTCTACGACTACTTCGTTCAGGAAACTGCATACGCTTGTATGCTTCAAGAAAATTACGGGTTGAGCGTCAAACAACTCGTGACTATCGTTGCTTGTGAAAACGGAGAGACTCAAGTCAAGGTGCTTCCACCTAAGAAAGAATATTTCATGAAACTTATGAGTTACATCGCGGAGTATCAAGAACGATATGGAGAAAAAACAATTATTAGAGGATAAATTTATGACCGCTGCGAGATTCTCGCAGGAAGTGGAGAAGATTGCTTTACACAATCCAGATATGAATTATATTGATTCGGTTATCCACTACTGTGAGTTAAACGAAATTGAACTAGATAGTGTTAACAAGTTGATTAGCAAACCTCTGAAGGAGAAACTCCGTCATGAGGCACAGCAACTCAACTTCATGAAGAAAACAAGTAGAGCTAAGTTGATGTTGGTATGAGTTTCTTTCAATCTGAATTAGTACGTGGTGACATTCAAGAGATGGTAGAGTTGCAGCAGTTTTGCTTCAGGTCTGCTATGAATTTTGTTCTTCTCGATGACGAGAGGAAGATGGACTACTTTGAAAAATTAGAACTATTGATCGAGAAGCAGAAGACATTCTACTTCCGTATCAAACTGAGTGACGATCCTGAAGCTGTCTCTGTCCTTGAGACAATGAAGCAGGGTGTCGTTATGCTAGGTGCTACTCCAGACACACCTATCGAACAAATGTTTGATGAACTGCTGGAGAAAGTCCAAATGATGAAGGACAAACTTGAAAGTGGCACAGAGGATTGACACCTCACTCGCCACCTGCTATTATAACTTCGTTGGCAGGACGGGACTGGGAGACTGGTTCGCACCGTAAGACCAACCACTAAACCAAATCCAAACTAATCCGAGGTAATCCAATGTCTTTCGCAGATCTGAAGCGTAAATCCCAGAACAACTTTGACTTCCTCCAGAAGGAACTTGAAAAGTCATCCAGCAATAAGAATGTTGATGATCGTTTCTGGAAACCAGAGGTTGACGCTTCTGGCAACGGGTATGCTGTTATCCGTTTCCTCCCCGCCCCTGAAGGTGAGTCTATTCCCTGGGCGAAACTGTACTCCCACGCCTTCCAAGGTCCTGGTGGTTGGTACATCGAGAA